AAATAAATTCATACCTAAAGAAAATTATGCTACTAACATTTTGCTTTATAGTTCTAAAATTTTAGCAGAGGAAGAAATCATAAGATTATTGCTAAAGCCCAAAATTTCAAATATCATTCGTAATAAAATTAATAGTTTTTCTAATGACGATATAAAAGCTATTTATGAAATTGTAAAAAAATATGAAAAGAGTAAAAATTAAAAACAAAAATTATTGGAGGAGTAAAAAAATGCGAGAGATACTATTCAGAGGCAAACGTATAGACAATGGAGAATGGATAACGGGCGGTATATTTCAGCAAAAAGCTGATGATGTCAAAGATGAAGTAGTGTATATAATTGATAATTCATCAAATGATGTTGACTGGACACATAGGGTTATACCTGAAACAGTAGGACAATTTACAGGAGTTACCGACAAAAAAGGAAACCGAGTTTTTGAGGGAAGTATATTCCGATATGAACCGCATTTCACAACGGAGAAAGCGTGTTTAGGAATAGTTAAATACAGAAATACATACGACAGACAACGTGCGTGTAATGACTGTGGTTTTGTCATAGAGTGGCAACATGAGCCGTTATTGATGCTACGAGAAGATTTATTATACTGGTGCGGTGACGGGAAATCAGCCAGTGTTATAGGCAATATACACGATATGAATGATAATCCAAAAGCATTAAGATGCAAGAACGATTTGAAAGGATAGAAAAACAAGAATTGTTTTATTAACAATGCAATTTCTAAAAATTATAACGTTGCAAAACAAAAATTATTGGAGGACTAAAAATGATTGAATGGAAAAAGGTTAAAAAGTTAATGGATTGTTTCCCTGAAAGTGTGATAAATCACAATGGCGAATTTATCGCAATGGTAAAAGAAAACGAGTATTTCTTACTTGAAAGCTGCAAAGATGAACGTGAAATGAAATGCAAAGTTTTGGCGTGGTTTTCAAGAGGTGCTCATAAAACACAACATTACAAGTCGAAAAAGAAAAATAATGAATACCATCAATTTATGCTTGACGGTATAAATAAATATCTCGGAACAAACTTTGACTTTGAAGATATGGACATTATTTATACTAAACTCGGTAATGATGTCAATAGACCTCTTTGTGAAAAATTTGTTGACAATGGATATGATATGAATATAATAATTTGAAATTTACATATTGACTTCACAATTGTAAATGATATAATTATATTAAGAAGTATGAAGGTTTAAGAATACAATGTATTCTTTTATGCTAATATAGTTAAATTTAAAGAGTAATCTAACCCTAATAAGGGCTTGATTGCTCTTTTTTTATTTTCTTTTTTACCGTTTTAAAAAACGGATTATATATATCTATTAAATTTCATAAGGAGGAATCAAAAAAGACTTTTTACGTTCAAATTAAAATTTAAAGTGAAAGTTAATTTAAAAAGCAACAACCAATTCAAAGGAGGAATAAGAAAATGAAAATTGAAATAACAGCAAACGGTAAAACTATACAAACTGAAATCAATGAAGAACAAGCTAAAATTTTAGGTTTAACTATAGATAAACCTAAGACGGGCTATGAAAGAGTGGAAAAGGGTAGCACGTATTTTTTCAATGACGGATTAAGTGACATGAATAGAACGAAAGAAGAAAAAGATATGGAGGACCAAGATTATTACAATGGTGGTAATTATTACAACAATAAAACCATTGCTAAGAACAACGCAAGGGCAGATAGGTTATTGTGTTGTTTAAGACAGTGGCAGGCATTGAATGATAGGGCAATAAATTGGAAAAATAAGGATATTCGCAAATATACTATAAGATATGACTATGCTATGAATATGTTCAATGTAATTCCAAATTTCTGTGAAAGATGTTTAAATGATGTGTATTTTACTACAAGAGAAACAGCCCAAAGAGCTATAAATGTGTTTAAAGTTGAATTAGAATGGTACTTCACCCAATACCAACAACGTCTTGACGAAGAATAAAGGAAAACGTAAAAATATAAGGAGGAATTCAATATGGTTTGTAAAGCAGCAGATGTTGTTCATGTAGTTAATAAATATAATGACTATAAAAAGCAAGGTAACGGTCATTACGGAATTATATATTTCAATAAAAAGACTCGTGAAATTTTTATTAACGAGTATTGTGACTTATCACACTTTTCTTATACCCATTACAATGATGAAAATATCGTTAATCTAAGTACGATACTTGAACATCGTGGTTTAGAAGTCAATATTTCAAATATGATGGAATTGATTACGGAAGGTGACTTTTAAGGGAGTAAGATAGTATGGATAATTTAACGAAAATTAAATTAAAAAAGCATTTTCAAAAAGAAAAAGCAAAAAAGTTTTGGTGTGAACTTTGTATAGAAGTTGCACTTTTACTTATCTCAATCGCTGTTTGTATTGCGATTATGTACTTTTTTGCTTCTTTTAAAGCAATGAATTATTTGATGGGGTAATAAAATGGAGAAATTTGTAACTAAAAAGAAAATGAGCAAAAAAGCTCAAAAAAAAATCAATTCGATTGACAGAAATACTTGGGGTATGGTAAAACCGGCAACTCAAGTATTCAAAAACAAAAAAGCATATAATCGAAAAGATAAAAGTTGGAAACGTGATTTTTAAAGGAGGAATTTTAAAATGAAACAAGAAATTCAAGAACGCATAAACGGACATATTGAATATCTGAAGAAAAACGATTCGGATGTTGAAATATATGTCGAGCCTAAAGATAACGTCAGAATAATGAAACAAGCACTTGATGGTTATTGTATCTCTATTCCGGCAATTGCCGAATATACAGATGACTTAGGAGACGGATGGCTATCAACATTAGTGTTGGCTAACGACTACACTTCTATGGTATTTATTTATCATAGCGAAGAATGTCGTAAACTTTTTAAGGAGGTTGAATGATAGATG